GCCATCGGTTATACAACTGGTGGGACTGTTACTCAAGCAACAAGCAAAGCGACTGCTGTCACTCTTAATACAGAGTCAGGACAGATAACATTAAACGCAGCAGCATTAGCTGACGGTGCAGAAGTTACCTTCCAGGTAAACAATGACCGTGTAGCTGCTACTGACGTTGTAGTTATAAACCACGGGTCTGCTGGAACTGCTGGAGCTTATTGGTTAGTAGTTTCTGCTATTGCTGCTGGCTCTTTTAAAGTTACTGTTGGAAATCTTTCTGGCGGTTCTTTAAGCCAAGCAATTGTCCTAAACTATGCACTTATTAAGGGTGCATCTAGCTAATGGGAATGTTCGCATTTAGGCGAGCAAAGGAAAGGGAGGCTGCTGAACAAGCGGCCTCTGCTCCTATTGAAGCTTCTAAGCCAAAACAGAAGCGCAAGCGTAAAACTAAAGCAACTACTGATGGCGATAACAATTCATCACACAGCGGGAGCTGCGAACTCAAATAGTTACATTTCATTAACAGAAGCAAATGAACTTATAGAGGGTTTAGTTGCTGATGATGATGTAATTGCTTGGGAGGCAAATACAACAAGCGATGATTATCGGAATCGAGCGCTTTACACTGCTTGCCAAAGGATTGATCGTGAAAGGTTTTTAGGTGCTAGGGCAACAGATACCCAAGCGTTGCAATGGCCCCGAACAGGAGTAAGAAAACCAGATACTTATATCAACACTTATGCAACAGGTTTCCCTTTCCGTATTACGACTGATTATTTCACTGACACTGAGATTCCTGATCAAATAAAAAAAGCTCAAGCTGTCTTGGCAGCTTATTTAAATAACAATAAAGCAGGTCTTGGCCTTTCTGGTTTAGAAGATTACCAAGCTGTGAAAATAGGAAATATAGACGTTACACCTAACACGATAAATGGAGCAATTGGGGCGGATAGGGTTCCACCAATGTTTGAACGATACTTTACAGGTATTAGAATAAGTGGGCCAGGTAACGTAGCAATCAAACGGAGCTAAAACAATGGGCCAAACTTATCCAGCCGCACTCATCATCACAAACACATCAGCACACACTGGGCGATTTGGAAAAATACATGCATTTGAAGATTCTGTGATGACTTTAGTGAGTCCGAACGTGACAGAGAACGGATCAACAACTGTTTCTGCTATTCCTATCAAGCATGGGAGTGAAATAGAAGGAGTCTTCACAAGCATCACCTTGGCTAGTGGAACTGTTGTCGCTTATTACCTCTAATGGCAATTGGCGATAAGTTAAGAGCTGCTCTTCCGAAAGCATTAAAGCCTTTTTCAAGTAGCGTTACTTTTAGAAGGAAAGTTCCTGGTACTTATAATGCAACCACTGGAACAATTAGCGAGACTGCTACTGATTCGACTGTTAATGGTGTTGTGAGTGACGTCACTTTGAAAGAGGTGGATAGTTTAGTTAAGGCAACTGATAAACGCTTAACAGTCGCTGGGGCGTCTTTGGCAAATGTTCCGACATTATCTGATCAATTTGTTATCAATTCTGTTGCTTATCAAATCATTAGAATAACGAATGATGAGGCAAATAATGCAATTATCTCTTATGAGTTTATTTTGAGAGGATAATGGCTGTTACTTTCAAAGGTGCTAAACCTGGCAATTACGGGGATGAAATAGAAAAGAAATTCAATGCTTTATTGCGTCAAGCTGTTTTGTATACAGATCAAAGATTAAAACAAGAGAGTCCTGTTGATACAGGTCGTTTTAGAGCAAGTTGGCAGATAGGACAAGATGCAATTGGTGTTTATGATGCTGGTCCAGTTAAATCTGTTCCAGCACCTAAAGGAATTAATTACAGTCCTGGCTCGGAGAAAGTGGGGAAAGCCTATATTCTTCACAACACTCTTCCCTATGCTGAGAAATTAGCGGATGGTAGCAGCCAACAAGCCGAACCAGGATGGGTTGAACAAATAGCAAAAGATAGTCAAAGTTGGTTTAGTTCACAAGCAGGGAAAATACAATGAGCAGTACTTTTAATGAGGTCAGAGCTGCAATAGAGGGACGTATTGCTACGGAAATGGCTGTAAGCCCTGCTTATCCTGTTGCTTATCAAAACGCTCCTTTTGATCCACCAAACAACACGCCTTGGGTTCAAGTATTTCTTAGATTTGGAGGGAATAATTATGCAACTTTGCAAGCACCTGCAACTGGTGAATCCTTCAACCGTCAAACTGGAACTTTAGTTATTAATGTTTTTACTCCCATTGGAGTAGGAGCAGGGGCTAATTTCACGATTGCAGAAAGAGTCAAAGACAAATTTGATCGTGCTAAATTTAGTAGTATTATATTTGATGCTGCTTCTGGCCCATCACCTGTAAGCCCTCCTGAGCCTGAATCCTACTATCAGACTCAGATTTCGGCTACATTTGACGCATACTTAGACTAATTAATTCAAATGGCTGTCACCGTTCTGTCAGGCACATCTGGCGCACTCTATTACAAACCTGCTGGAACTACAGGAACTTTTGCTCCGGCTGATGTAACTATTGGTACTGAGACAATGGTTGTTGAAGCTTACCTAAATTTAAAAGCTGGTGATCCTGTCCAGTTTAAAGTTATTAATTCCCAAACAGGTGGATCAGGCACAGGAACACTACCTGCTGGTTTAGCTGCTGGAACAACTTATTACGTCAAGACTTATGTAGCAGCTTCAGGTGCTATGACTGTTTCAGCAACCAATGGTGGTTCGGCTGTTAACTTGACTGACGTTGGAACAGCTGCTTCACCTAATGAATTTGAAGTCTTTTATGATGACTATGCTTCTGTAGGACAAGTTCAGTCTTGGAGTTTTGAAGTAACAAGAAGTGAAATCGACGTAACGACAATTGGCGGAACAATCGGACAGTATGCACCGTTCAAAACTTATATATCAGGTTTTGCAGATGGTTCTGGTAGTGCTTCTGTTTATGTAACGAATGAAGATTCTGCTCTTTCAAACAGAATGGTAGAAGATGTTCTTCAACGTCAACAGGTCGGAGCTGCTTTTAAGCTTTATCAGGACAAGCAAGGCACAGAAGCTTTGAGTCGTAGTATTGCGATGGATGCTGTTCTCTTGGGAGCAACTTTTAATATTAATGCTGACGATTCTCAGATAGTTGAAGTAACCTTTAGGCCAACTAATACTCCTACTTTCGACTTCTCCACATCTGCTTAATTGGGTAAACTCGCCCCTTGGCTTATTGTCAGGGGGTTTCTTTTTGCTTAGAGTTGTATTTACAGCCCCAGTTATTTGAAATGCCAACAGCTAAACCATTAAGTCCATTAGAGAAATTAAAAAAAGCAGCCAATCTCCTCCCAGTAAAACAAGACGTTGTTTTGTCTAATGGCGAAGTCTTTGAGTTTTGGTGTACTCCAATGACTTTTGCAGAGAGGGAAGCTGCAATGAAAGGTACTAACGATGATCCCAATGCATTTGCTCTTAAGCTTCTTATCCAAAAAGCAACCGATGAAAATGGTAGAAGAATGTTTGCGGCAGGTCATACAGCCGAACTAAAGAATGAAGTTAAAGCACAAGATCTCGATAAACTTCTCAAGGCAATAGTAGATCTAGCCGCCAAGGAGGAAGAAGAAAACGACCCAAAAGGTTAAAAGAGCTTTTAAAAAAAGATAATCTTCTAAGGCTTCAACTAGGAGTAGCTAAAGAACTGGGTTATACGTTGCTTGAATTAAATAAGCGAATCACTCTCTCAGAACTACTATTGTGGTCAGCTTATTTCGACCTTTTAAATGAAGAACAGGAAAAGCAAATGCAAATGGCACGTAGGCGTTAAACTAAAACAAGATTGATAACAGAGAATGGCGGCCCTGCTTTCGACAATAGGAGTAACCCTTGATTCAAGAGGTGTTCCTGAAAAGATCAAGAAGATTACGGATAAGGGTAAACAGTTAGAAGGTCAGTTCAAGAAAGTCGGCATTTCTAGTACTGTTGCTGCGAAGAAGGTTGGTTTGTTTGGTGCTATAGGAGCGCAGACAGGCGCAAAGATGAAGATAGCAGCTCTTGGCGTTAAAGCCTTCGATGCTGCTGTTAAGTCTTCAATGCTGGCAATGGGTGGAATCGCTGCTGGTGTAGCAGGATTAGGTGCTGCTTTTAATACTATTAAAAATGTTGAATTTGCAGGAGCAAAAGTAAGAACATTAGGAACAGATTCAGAAGAACTAAGAAAACAATTAACGTTAGTATCTCTTGACTTAAATCAACAAGCTAGCTCTGCTGAATTAATGGCAGGTGCTTATGATGTTGCGTCTGCTGGTTTTACTAAAGCAGCCGATGCGGCAAAGGTTTTAAAAGCTGCAAGTTTAGGTGCTACTGGTGGTTTTAGTGATCTAAATACTGTTGGAAATGCGGCAACAAGTGTCTTAAACGCTTACGGCAAATCTGCTGATGATGCAATGGGTGTAGTCGATCAGTTTATCCAAACGCAAAATGATGGAAAAATAATTGTTGCTGAATACGCAGCCAATATTGGTAAGGTTGCATCTGTTGCGGCAACAATGAAAGTTCCTTTAAAAGAAGTTAACGCAGCTATTGCTTTAACGACAGCAGCAGGTGTTAAGGCTGAAGTTGCCTTTACAGGAATGAAGACTTCTTTGTTAAGACTTGGTGGAGAAAGAGGAGGCAAAAAACTTGAGAAGCTAGGTATAGACATTAGTGCTGCGACAATAGAATCAGAAGGTCTTTTGGCTAACCTTAAAAAGTTAGAAGGATTAGATATAAAAGCATTAGAATCAATCTTCGGACAAGAAGCTATTCAAGTTATGGCTCCTGTCATAGCAAATTTAGAAAAGTATGAGCAATTAATTAAAAATCAAGAGAACTCAGCAGGTGCAGCTTTTAAAGCACAGGCTACAGCAGCTAATACAATAAAAGGGGCATGGGATAGGCTAGCTAAGTCATTTACTAACTTGTTTGCAGATCAGAATGAGTTAGGTGTTGCTATTAAAATTACTTTACAAGGTATTTCTGCTGTCATTGATATTCTTCGTATGGCAGTAACAGTACTGCTAACGCCTTTTAGGTTAGCAATCAAATTTCTTCAAGGCATTGCCGATGCTTTTGCAGAAGCATTTGGATTAGAGAAAGTTGATTTAATACAAGGTATTACAGATGCTTGGAATTTTTTACTTGTTAATTTTGAAAAAGGTGCTCAAGCTGCTTCTGAGGCTACTTACAAATGGGCGACATCAGCCGTTCGGGGGTTTGTCAAGATAAAAGAAGATTGGGAAAAGTTAGTTAATTTCTTTAAAGAACATACACCTCAATGGATTAAAGATATTCTTGGCGCAACTAAAGATGTAATTGAAAAAACTATAAGAATCAAACCAGAGATTGAGACACCTGAAGGTGTTCCAGAGACAGGAGAAGAAGGAGAAGATCCTAAAACCAGAAGAGGGAAGAACTATGCAAAAGTTCTTGATGTAATTAAAGAAAAGTGGGAACAAATAACAGATATTGTTGCCAGCGGAATGACTAATGCGGTGATGGGACTAATAGATGGAACGAAGTCTTTAGGTGAATCATTAGCAGGTATTGCAAAATCATTAGCAAGCATGTTCCTGAACTCTGCTTTTAAATCTATGTTTGATGGAATGTTCCCTGGAATGAGTAGCGCAGAAGGGTCATTCAATAACGCTGGTAGTTTCAAAGCTTTTGCTCAAGGTGGTGTTACATCAGGCCCAACTTTAGGTTTGATCGGTGAAGCCGGAGAGCCGGAATATGTCATCCCCTCCAGTAAGATGCAAGGAGCAATGGATCGTTACTCAGCAGGTGCTAGAGGTCAAGGTGTTATCCCTGGCGGTGGAACTGTAGCTTCTGGCAGTGGTGTCCCTGGTGGTTCGGTACAGATTGATTACACTGGCCCAATCCTTAGTTTTAATAGTGAAGACTATCTACCACGGTCTGCTGTACCTGAAATCATCAATAGTGCAGCAAGAAGGGGAGCTGAAGCTGGACAAACCCAAGTATTCAGCCAATTAAAGAACTCACGTAGTCAACGTTCTAGAATTGGGTTATGAGCGTTACAACTTTAGTCACCTTCCTTAAGGTTTTAGACAGCAATGGTAATGTGCAAGACCTTTACCAAAATGCGAAAAGAGATAGCTTCGGAGCTTTAGATAACGGATCTGGGGTGTACGTTCAAAACCCAAATAATTACATAACTTTCAATGGTGAAAATTATTATTACTTACCTTTCATTTATCAGGGCGCTGCAAAGAATAGATCTGGTGATAACTTAGAGGCTCAACTTGTGCTTGCTAATAATACTTTAGCGATGAATAGAGCAAGAGAAGCTGTAACGAATAAATGGCATATAGAAGTGAGTGTATGTATAGTTAACACTTCTACATTGTCTTATGAAAAGACTTTGACTACAGACAATTGGTTAGCGTCTTCTTTGTCATACGATCCAACGACTGTTGAAGTTTTATTGTCTTCTGCAATTGATGCTGTCGGTTCTAATGCACCGAGCAGAGTCTTAACGACAGCTATGGTTGGAGCGTTACCAACTAGCGGCCAGATGCAAAATAGATGAATCCTTTTCAGTTGATTGGGTTGCCATATCGATTGGGAGCAGATCCAGAAAAGCACAAAGCGGCTGACTGCTTGACTTTAGCTAAGGCAGTCTTGAAGCACTATGACATCAAAAGCCCTTGTCCTACGAGGGATTGGTACAGGCGATTAAAAAAAGAGGATTATTCTATTTTTAGAGAACAGTTAGAACTTTGGGGTATTAGGACAGAAAGCCTTAAGATAGGTACTGTGGGTCTATGCAAATCAACTAGCGGCTATGGCTTGGCAGTTTATTTCGAGAACGGATGGCTGAACATAACATCATACGAAGGGTCGGCGGTGACATGGAATCCCATCGGAGTCCTTCAGGTAGAAGAATATTATTACCCGCAGAAGTCGAACTTTGTGAAATCTTAGGTTTAAGTGAGGATGAATATTGGTATTTTGTACGAGTAACAGAAAGCTATAACGGTAAAAGGTCAGAGGCTTATGCTCATATCCCTCATGTAGTAAATGATCCTGTAAGCATAATCACCAAACTTGTTATAGGGCTAGTCTTGACGGCTGTTTCTGTAATGCTTACGCCAAAGCCTAAACCTTTTAAGCAGCAGACTCCAGGGTCTTTAAAAACAGCAGGAGCACAAGGAGCTAAAAGATTTGCACCTCAAACAGGCTTCGGTTCTATCCAAGAATTAGCAACGTTAGGCGATGTTATCCCTCTTGTTTTTACAAATCGAGCAATAAACCCAGGTGGCGGCATCCGTGTAGTTAGCAATCTCCTTTGGTCACAGATGAGGAGTCTGTTTACAGGGCAACAACTTAGAGGGTTATTTTTATTTTCTTCAGGAGAATTAGGTGCTCGGCCTGATTATGAAGGTTTTGCTATTGGTGATACTACTTTAGCTAATTACACAGATGCGAAGGTTGCTTTATATTTTATGACTGCTGGTGGAAGGCCACAAGAAGGAGGAATAGATCAAAGGTATAGCGAAGGAACATTAGAAGATTGGGAAGACGATGATGCCTTCTCTGTTCACTGGGATAATGATGGTGATTATAATCGTAGGATTTTCTCTGGTACTAGAACACCTGGAACACAGACTCAGTTCGGTGCGTTTTCCCCTTTCCCTAACTCCACGAAATTTATGGTTCCTTATGAGTTAGTTCTTAAGGGAAAAGACGCAAAGGAGGATGTCAAAAATGATATAGATAAGAAAAGGAACAAAGTTGCAACAAGCTTCCCACGGTATGCATCTTTTACTCAAGTTAGGGACAGAAGTGGAGAAGTAATAGCTGTCGAGGGATTTAATAAAAGATACGCTGTGTCAAAAGGGTATGAGATTGATTATAAAATCTATGCGACAAATCCTCTCGAACAGTTCAAAGAATTTGCCCCCTGGGGTGTCGAAGATGTTAAGTCTTCAGTCGATTCCTGTCGAATAACAGCCGATTCAAACTTGGCTAAAGGTGATATATATTTGCTGGGAGATATCTTAGCAACTTGTGAAAGTGTTAACTACTCACCTAACACTGGTATATGGACACCTACTAACAGCGCAGTTGTTACAGCAACTTTTAAAGTAATTGAAAATCGAGCGGGATTAGTTGATATCAAAGATAATAGTTTAGCTCATTATCCTTGGGAAACTTTAACTTTGCAGAGGTGTGCTGTTGGGACAGTTTCTAATAATACATCGTGTGAGGTAACAGAAATAGGTATTAAATCAACTGTATGGAAACAGATTACAGGCTTTGCTAATGCTAACAGTCATCCTGGGCATATACATTATGGAGAAGAAGGCACAGTTAAAAAATATGAAGATGATAACGGAGGGATTCAATTAGGACAGATGTCTAAATATATAAAAAGGCTTAGTTTCTTCAGACTTCAAGCAAAAGGCATGGGAGAAGAAGAATGGTCTTTCATAGACGGAGGGATTCCCTTCCTTGTAAAAGGAAACACGCCTCAACCGCAATATAACTTCATTCGGATTGTTCATTCAAACTCACCTCAGTGTGAGTTCAGGCTTCTTCCTTATCCAGGTAATTTAGCTTTAGATAACTTTGCGGATCGTGATGTTCATATGTTTATGAAAAATAGACCTCATGGGCATGTAGACCTACCAAGTGGTGATTATGACGTCTATTACTCAGGGCAACTGACACGTTTAACTGGTGCGTTAATGAGTAATACGGAATGGTACTTAGGTGCTTTGCCTGAACAGATAGGCTCTGAAGTAATTGAGCTAAGTAGCAAAGTTGAAGGGAGTATTCCTACACATAAAGATTGGGTAAAAGTTGTAGATGATGCTTATTCATCTAAACGCTCAACATGGAACGCTGAAGGAGAGAATACGTGGGCTTCGGATTATATGAGAGTTAGATATTGGGTAAGTAATAGGTATGGTCACTTAGATTTCGACTATCCAGGTACTCAATACATGGATGAGAAGAGATATACAGGGGGTGAAACACATTGGAGGTATACGATTGATGAGTATTTCCCTGCGATGGGAAATTATGACCATTTAATTGATGGGTCACCTAATTGGAAGCCGTGGTATGTGCATACACATAATCCAAATCTTCAATTTAGAGTTGGTTCTTATGTTAAGTATGCGGGAGGTCAGTACCATTTTAAAATACATAAATACACCATGCAAGATGTAAATGATACAGCTTTTAGTATTAGAGAAAGTGTTGCTACAACAACAGATAGAGGTGGTAGTGGCTTAACTTTAAAGGTTACTGTTTATAATAATAATTCAGTTGAATGGAGTATAAATAATTCTGGCTCAGGGTATCACAATGGCGACATTATTACATTTACTTATCCTAAGAATGGTGGCGGGACTGGATCTATATCTTGTACTGCTGAAACAGCTTCATCAGCATTAGTAACAGATAAACCTTGGCCTATAGGAAGGAACTTAAATTCTTATGATGCTATAGCCGACTATTATCAATACGATGCAGAGCAGAGCAGCCATTTATCTAATCCTGAGCATGAGGTTGTATATGTAAACGAGCAGAAGAGTAATTCTCATCCAGTTGATTATGATAATTTAGCCATTGCAGGATTACGTTTAAATAGTGCAAAAGAATGGAGTTCATTTAGTCAGTTATCTGCATACATTAAGCAAGGAGTGAAAGTTGAAAGATTGGTAAATGATATTGGGGGTGATCCTTTCGCTGGTTATTACCAATCAACTAATTTAGTTCCTGAAATTGCTTATGCCTTATTAACAGATAACGAAATAGGAGCAGGTGAACTTATTGGCGCAACTTCAGTTGATAAAGAAAAGATGGCGGTTGCTGCAAAATTCTGTTTAGCAAATGGGTTCTTCTGGGATGGTGTTATTACTGAATCACAAAACTTAAGGGATTTTATATTTGTTCAAGCAGCTTATTGTTTTCTTGATTTTACAATTATTGGAGGTCGTTTCTCTCTCTATCCTTCTGTTCCTTTTAATACAACTGATTTCGTAATTGATCCTGAAGAAAAGCCACCGATCAAAGCCTTGTTTACTGATGGCAATATAAAAGATCTTAAGGTGTCTTTCCTTTCCCCAGAAGAGAGACAGGTGTTCCAAGCAAGGGTGTTATGGAGAAAAGAACAAGAGAACGGTTTCCCAGAAACAAAAGTTGCTGAAGTTAGGCTTAATGATGTCCAATCCAATGATGACTGGACTGTTGGGTCTGAGCTTGATCCTATCGAGACGTTTGATATGTCAATTTTCTGCACCAGCAGCAAACATGCTATTCGATTTGCGAAATATGCTTTGCGTACAAGGCAACTTGTCGATCATGGATTGAAGTTTGAGACTACACCGCAAGCTGCTATGTCCTTAATGCCTGGTGATTATTTCAGGCTTTATTCTGAGTCAACACATACAAGTCGTTTCTCTAATGGTGTAATAACTGACGGAGGTGTGCTTCAATCTCAGACAACTGTTTCAAATGGTAATTCTATTTATTATTGGAAGCCTGGGGAGGAAGGAGTTAAAGGCCCTACACCTATTATCATTTCTGACGGTTTGGCTGATGATGCTTTTAGAGGATGTGTCTTTACAATTGCACAGACCAATTCTTCTGACCGTGTGTATAAGGTTGAGTCTTTAACGTTTGCAGAGGATGGTTTTGTTGAAGTGGCAGGCAGCTACGTTCCTTTGACTGATGATGGATATGTAGCTGTATTGCATCAGGTATATGATAGTGGGGCAGACTCTGAAGACTTTATCGAGAGTACATAATGGCTCAGGCAGTTTTCCCAAATGTAAAACCAAGTAGTAGATCCTTTAGCCCTGGAGAGTTTCCTCAGACTGTTTTCGAGGCGCAAAATGGTGCTAAGAGTTTTATTCGTTATGGAAACAAAAGAGTAAATGCAACTTTAAGCTTAGGTTTTTCAAATATTTCTGATGAGAAAGCCGCTGAAATAATTACTAATTATGTTTCAGTTGCAGGAGATCCCGATAAGTATATTTATTTTGGCAGAGCCAATGGCACAGCAGGTCTTGACGTTACATTGGGTACATCTAATCAATTAGAGGATTACATCAAAGGATATGATGACAGTCAATATTGGCTGAATCCAGAAGACGGCTCTTCAGGTGGGTTAAGATGGAGATATAGTGGCCCACCTAAAGTAACTAGTGTGCAACCTGGAATCAGTAATGTTTCCTGTTCATTTGTAGGATGCTTAGATGGAGACTAGAATGAACACATCGTATTTTTGACAAAAGATGGCTCAGTTTTATTCAGGGCAGGACGGAATCCTAAAAGTAGCTGGCGAACAGGCTGGTAAAGTACGATCCTGGTCTTTTACTGCTAATCAAGCTGTCTTAGAAACAACTTCTTTAGGAGACAGGAATAGAAGTTTGGAAGCAGGTGTACGTAGCATTACAGGGAATTGCAGCCTCTATTATTACAATGATACCAACAATGTTGTCGGTGATATCCTCGGAAAAGTAAGTAGTACAACTGATAGTGCTGATATGTCAACAGTCACGCTTGAATTAAATATGACAAAGGGAGGCACTACTAAGAAGTTGGTTCTTGATGTCTTCTTTACTAGTTATGCGATGAATAATTCCCAGGGGGAGATCATGGCAGCCGACGTTAGTTTTGAGGCTACTGGTGCTCCAACTACTCTAACTATGTAATGTCTGTTTATTTTGGTTCAACTGGTTTCGTTGAATTAAAGAGAGATAATTCAGGCCCGTTCGAGACTGATTTAGATCCTGCTGATGTTAATACAACAAAGAAAAGGTTCAGCGTCGATTTCGCTGCTGGATCAATCCTTACTGGTGATCAGTTATTAATTGAGACAGTAGATCAGTCAACACTAGAACTTGTCTCAGGTCATGTACATCCAGATGGGCGTTGGTACGTTCATGTCGATGACATGGGTGGTATGAAGTTATATAACTCTTTTGGTCCTGCTTTGGCTGGTGAATCGAACCAAGCTTTAACGCTCGTTTCTCCTAGTTCTGCTAAAAAGATTTTAATAAGTACTCAGGCAACACGATATCGAACTCTTGCAAAAGTCAAAGATTTTGAAATTACGACGGAGAGGGAGAATATAAATACAACAGTCTTAGGAGATGAATTTAGACGTCAATATGAAAATGGCATTATATCGGGTCAAGGGAATTTAAATTGCATTTGGCAGCATCGTGCTTTTCAAGGGGATACGATTAATATCTTGCAGCCTGAGTTCCCTGTCTACTTAGCGCAGTTGCTAGTAAGGATTAAGCAAGGATCTGATTTCTTAGCTAAATTCTTTCTCTACCATGAACCTTCTGTTAGTCAGAACAGCGTTTGGTATGAAGCTGATTGCATAGTCAGTAATGTTGCTATTACTGTTCCTGCTGCGGGTATTGTTGAGGCAAGGATTGAATTTGTTACGAATGGACAGATAAGTTTGCATAATGGACAACCTCCAGCTTATCTACTTCAGGAAAATACAGATAAGATATTGCAAGAGGATGGTGAAGGTATTCTCTTAGAAGACCCTACCTCTTAGAATACTTCTAAGGATTTCAATTATGCGAGGTTATCGTGGCTGATCTACAGATTACGCAATTGCCAAGTATTGCGTCAGGAAGTGTTGCAGCTACCGACCCAATAGCACTAGCTGATGTTAGTGCGAGTGAAACCAAGAAAGTAACGGTAAAGGATCTGATTACTCGTGGTGTAGCAGTTATTGACGCAGCAGCAATACCAGCGACGGCTCTTAGTTATCCCTTGACGGCGGGGCAGATCGTAACAGCGACACTTGCTGACAACGCAGTCACAGCAGCAAAGATAACGAATGCAACTATCACTGGAGCGAAGTTAGTTAATGATACAATTACGGCAACACAAATAGCAGCAAATGCTATTGGCTCCAGTGAGTTAGCAGACAATTCAGTTGATACAGCGGCTATAGTTGACTTAAATGTAACAACAGGGAAGTTAGCCTCTAATGCAGTAACAACGGTTAAGATTACAGACGCTAGTGTTACTTATGCCAAATTAAATTTAAGTGATGGAGATATACCTGGAGCCAAGCTCGTTGCTGGTTCGATTACTGCTTCTCAAATAGCAACTAATGCTGTTACGGCAACAGAATTAGCGGACAATGCTGTTGATACTGCTGCTGTTTTAAATCTTGCTATTACGGCTGCAAAGATTGCGAATGATACGATCACAGCTTCACAGGTGGCAGCAGATGCCATTACTGCTTCTGAGCTTGCTGACAATGCGGTAGATACAGCAGCCTTAGCAGCAAACGCTGTGACAACAGCCAAAGTAACAGATGCAAATATAACAGCGGCAAAGTTAGCAGCAAATTCAGTAACGACTGCGAAGATTACAGATGCAAATGTTACTTATGCAAAATTAAGCCTTTCTGATGGTGATGTCCCTGGGGCAAAGATTACTAATGATTCGATCACGGCTACTCAAATAGCCCAGAATGCAGTTGGTGCTAGTGAATTAGCAGATAATGCTGTTGATACAGCAGCCCTTGCTACTACATCGGTAACGGCTGCGAAAATAGCAAATGACACAATTACTGCTACACAAATAGCAGCTAATGCGATTGGGGCGTCAGAGCTAGCTGATAATGCTGTGGATGCTGCTGCTATTGCTTCAAATGCGGTCACAACTGCCAAAATATCAGATGGAAATATAACAACAGATAAGGTAAATAATTTAGCAATCACAGCCGCCAAGATTGCTAACGATACGATCACTGCTACTCAAGTTGCTGCGAATGCAATAGGGGCTAGTGAACTTGCCGATAACTCTGTCGATACAGCGGCAATTGCAACGTCAGCCGTAACAGATGCGAAGATTGCCAGTGGTATTGCAGGAACAAAGATAACTGATGCAACGATTACAGCCGCTAAGTTAAATACTTCTAATATTGATCGTTCTCTAAATGTAGCCAGCGGGAACCTTGGAATTAACAACGCTGTTACTGGTGGAGCGTCTGCAAGAAATGGAATTACGTATAACGCTCAAGGACTTATCACTGCAACGGCTGCATTAGTAGCAAGTGATATCCCAGAAGCTACTACTAGTGCTGTTGGTGGTGTTTCTGTTCCATCAGCAGGTGGCTTAAGTGTTACGAACCTCGGTGCAATATCAATAACGAATAGCGTTACTGCTGCCACACGATCAGGAATTACTTATAACGCTGATGGATTAATAACAGGCGCAGTTGCAATAGTCGCAGGAGATTTGCCAGTAGCGACTACAACGGCTATTGGAGCAATGAGCGTTCCAACGGCTTCTGCTCCTTTAGCTGTATCTGGTGCGGGTGTTTTATCTCTTGCTGATTCTGGTTCTGGTACAGGTACATTTACTAAAGTTACTGTTAGTGCAAAGGGTGTAGTTACTACAGGAGCGTCTCTTGCAGCTACGGATATTCCTGTACTTGATGCAAGTAAAATAACTACTGGATCGCTTGCTACAGCTAGGATTGCTGATAATGCAGTTACGATGGATAAGATTGGTAGTAATGCAATCTCTTTTATTCAGGAGGCGATGCCTGACATTACTAACTTGCCTACTGGTGTTTACTGGTTGCAGGAAAGTACAGGTCAGCTACGTATATTTAACGGGAACTCTTGGTTTAGTGTTGGCTTTGGAAGATTGGCAGAAGAAAACTTAAGATTCTGCGGAACTTTTAATGCTACAAATGGAATAATCGTCACCTTAACTACATTCGGAACTAGTGCAGGTTTCAGTGCAGGAAATGCCATCCCCGCAGGTACAGCAGCGACTACAGGTTCCTATTTTGTTTGTACTGTTTCAGGAAATGGTACAGCGGTTGTTCCATCAACTTCCTTTGATGCAGGTGACTGGTGTATGTGTATGGGTCTTAATGATTGGGATAGAGTTGATACATTAAGTGGTCCTGGGTCTGTCTCTGCTCTAGATGATTTATCTGATGTCACCATTGCGTCTCCAACAGCAGGGCAATTTATCGAATACGCGTCAGATGGACAATGGAAGAATGTTTCTGTAATAGCTGGCGGGACTTATTAACAAAAACTTGGTATCCTAGAAATACCTCTGGATAGAGGCGACCATCGCTTGTATAAGCACTAAAGAATTATGGCTGTAACGATTCGGTTGAAGAATAGTGTCACTCAGGACGCTGTTCCAACTACGACCCATTTGCCAGCAGTGGGCGAAATTGCGTTAAACGCAAATATCAACAGCCTTGGTATTTATATGCGAGCCAGTGACAACTCGATTGTCAAGATGGCTGGGCCTGGTTCTGTTTCAACGGTTGCAGCAAGTACAACGGTAGCGGGGATTGCGGAGCTTGCGACTTCTGGAGAGACTACAACAGGAACAGATGCGGCAAGAGTTACAACTCCTGCTGGTGTTAAGGCTGTTACTGATGCTGAACGAACCACATCAAATAGCACTTATTTAGCAAAAGCAGGTGGCACGTTAACAGGAGTAGTAGCAGCAACAGCAGGAAGTAATTCTGCTCCTTCTATCCATTTTGGCGATAGTGATTCAGGGATATTTGGTGGAACGAATACTGTGAGTCTTGCGGCTGGAGGAACGACAAGATTAACTGCTGATACTGGTGTCTCTGTTGTTGGTACTTTAGCTGTAACAGGTGCAATTACTGCTACTGATGATGTAACGATCCCAGATAAAATAGTTCATTCTGGTGATACCAATACTGCTATAAGATTTCCTTCGGCTGATACTGTTTCAATAGAAACTGGTGGCAGTGAAAGAGCAAGAGTAGATAGCTCAGGTCGATTTCTTGTTGCTTCTAGTGCAAGTAGGACTATTTGGGGTGCTAATCCTAAAGTTCAAGTAGAAAGCACGGATAGCAATACTGCATTCACTCTTATAAGAAATCAGGCTAGTAATGCTGGCCCTTGGATAGCTTTAGCTAAATCAAGAGGAGCGAGTAACGGCTCTCATACAATTGTTCAGGATGGGGATTCTTTAGGATCTATCAATTGGTTTGGCGCAGACGGTGTTGATTTAGCTAGTACCTCCGCTGAAATTAAAGCTGAAATAGATGGAACGCCTGGTTCAAATGATCTCCCTGGGAGGCTTATTTTTAGTACAACGGCTGATGGAGCAGCAACACCTACAGCTCGATTAACAATTAGTAGTGCTGGTAATTTTGATTTTGCTGGTGGAATAATTAACAATACCGACGCTCAAAGTAATACAAGAATTGGTGCAGGTGCAGGGGATAGCTTTAGTGGTACAGATGCTACTCATAATACATTGGTTGGTAAGAATGCTGGTACTGCAATTACTACAGGTGATGGTAACGTAGCAATAGGAGCAGATTCTTTACAGGCAACTACAACTGCAAGTAATAATATAGCCATTGGTCAAGGAGCGTTATATTTTAATATATCTGGAACACAAAATGTTGGAATCGGATACAGTGCTTCATCTTCAAACACAACTGGAAATGATAATACTGGGGTGGGTTATATAGCATTAACAGGAAACACAACTGGAGCACGGAACACAGCCGTAGGTGCTAATGCTTTAGTTGCAAATACAACAGCAAGTAATAATACTGGGGTGGGTTATATAGCTTTAACTGCTAATACAACTGGAGATAGAAACGTAGCAGTAGGTTCTTACGCTTTAGATGCAAATACAACTGGAGCTTATAATACTTCGATAGGTCATGCTGCATTAGGAGCAAATACTACTGCAAATAATAATACTGGTGTTGGATTTGAAGCTTTACTAAATAACACAACAGGAACTAATAATACTGCTGTAGGTTTTAGTGCATTAGACGCAAACACAACAGGAACTAATAATACTGCTGTAGGTTTTAGTGCAGCAGGTGCAAATACAACAGCTTCTGGCAATACTGCTGTAGGTTTTGGTGCAGCAGGTGCAAATACAACAGGTCAATATAACACAGCTTTAGGTACTTATGCATTAAATGCTAATACTACAGCAGCTTATAATACTGCTGTAGGTAATAACGCTATGTACGCTAATACTACAGGAGAAAAGAATACAGCCTTTGGTTATGTAGCATTAACAGCAAACACAACAGGTGCTAATAACACTGCTGTTGGTAATGATGCACTGAAGTTAAACACAACTGCATCTAATAATTCTGCTTTTGGAATTAATGCATTAGATGCTAATACAACTGGTGCTGCTAATACAGGATTAGGAGCTTTTGCATTATCTGCTAACACTACAGGTGCTAATAACACTGCTGTAGGTAGAGCTGCATTAGAAGTAAACACAACTGGTCATAGTAATACTGCAGTAGGTTTTTATTCATTGGCTGCAAATACTACAGGTATTAGGAATTCAGGTATAGGTATATATGCTTTACAAGATACTACAACTGGTAATGATAATACATCACTTGGTTGGGGTGCATTAGCTAATAATACAACTGCAATTAGTAACACAGCAGTAGGTTCATATGCATTAAACACAAGTACTACAGGTAATTATAATGTCGCTGTAGGTCATAATTCTTTACAAGCAAATACTACAGGATATGGATCGACTGCTTTAGGTCAGAATGCTTTACTTTCAAATACTACAGGGCATGAACAGGTAGCTATTGGACAAGCTGCTTTACAAAACAACACGACTGGAGCTGATCATGTTGCTATTGGCTATAGAGCTTTATATAACAATACAACAGGAAGTTCTAATGTAGCCATTGGTAAAAATGCTTTAGTAAGTTCTACAACTGGAGTTGGTAACAATGCAATAGGAGACGATGCTCTTCAAGCAAATACAACTGCTAATTTTAATACTTCTTTTGGGCATCATAGTTTATATGCAAATACAACAGGTGCTCAAAACATTGCTGTTGGTTATAACTCACTAGCTGCTAGTACAACAGCTAATTATAATGTTGCGGTAGGTAATCAGTCATTAGAAGATAATACAACAGGAGGTAATAATGTTGCATTAGGTGCATGGGCGTTAGCTAATAACACAACAGCAAGTAATAATGTTGCAGTTGGTTATAATGCTATGGATGTAAATACTACAGGAGCTGAAAATACTGCTGTAGGAATTCATGCTTTAAAAGTTAATACTACAGCTAGTTATAACGCTGCTTTTGGAGCTTACAGCTTAGATGCTAATACAACGGGCACCCTGAATACGGGGATAGGATATGCAGCCTTAAGTGCTACCACGACAGGGGGATATAACACGAGTGTGGGTAGTTATTCGTTACTTAAAAATACCACAGGTGTTAGAAATGTAGGTGTAGGTAATTATGCATTAGAAGATAGTACAACTGCTACTGATAATACAGCGGTTGGTTATGATGCCTTATCTAATACTACAACTGCAAATGGCAACACAGGAGTAGGCTCATATGCATTAAAACTGAATACTACTGGATACGAAAATACTGCTCTAGGATCTGGCGCATTAGATGCTAATACAACTGGACTAGTTAATACAGCTATCGGTGCTAATGCCTTAACTCATAATACAACCGCGAGTCATAATACCGGATGTGGTAGAGAATCTCTAAAATACAATACTACAGGAGCTAGTAACACAGCTGTTGGTAATGAAGCATTAAAATTAAATACTACAGCTTCTAATAACACTGCCGTTGGATATCAAGCCTTAGTATCAAATACAACTGCTTCTAATAATGTTGCTGTAGGTGGAAGTGCTTTAGCACTTAATGAAGGAGGTACTTATAATACAGCTGTTGGTGCTTATGCCTTAGATGCAAATGTAGGAGGTGACGCTAGTACTGCTGTTGGTTATGGATCATTAACAAATTCGACTGCTTCTGATAACACTGCTGTTGGTAAGTGGGCAATGAATGGGAATACGACAGGACACAGTAATGCTGCTGTTGGCACTAATGCTTTACTAGCAAACACTACAGCTGCTATGAATACAGCGGTTGGTGCTTATGCTTTGGATGCAAATACTACAGCAAGTTATAACACTGCTGTTGGTTATGCATCTTTATCTGATAACACAACAGGATCACAGAATACAGCACTTGGATTTGAAGCCTTATATCGTAATACAACAGGTACTTATAACGTTGCCGTTGGTTCGCAATCTTTAGAATACGTAACTACCGCTAATGATAATACTGCAGTTGGTGCTTTTGCGTTACAAGTATCTACATCTGGTGGAGATAACACTGCGATAGGTTTTGCAGCGATGGACGCAAATGTATCTGGTGGGACTTGTACGGCTGTTGGATCTTATGCTCTATCAGCTAACACAACTGCTGATGAGAATACTGCGGTTGGCAAAGGGGCAATGTATACAAATACAACAGGAGAATATAACACTTCTGTTGGACTACATTCAACATATAGCAACACTACAGGAACCAATAACTGCGTACTAGGTAGAAGTGCTTTGTGGGCAAATACTACAGGTTATGGTAATGTTGCTGCCGGTAGAGATGCATTAGAAGCTAATACTACAGGAGGACAGAATGTTGCTCTTGGACAAGAAGCTGGAGCAGAAGTTACTACTGGAAATTACAATTCATTCCTTGGAGTTTATTCAGGTCATTACGCAACAAAAATAACAACAGGGAGTGGAAATACTTTGCTAGGTGCATATACTAACTCTTCAGCTGTTGGTGTTAATTATGAAAATGTAATTGGGTATAACGTAACTGGACAAGGTGCTAGTACAACTACTCTGGGTGGTACACCTTATAACTCAGCTAATGCTGATTGGGGTACTTATTCAGACAGAAGAATTAAAAAGAATATCACAGATAATACGAAAGGCTTGGAAGCTATTAAACAAATAAAAGTTAGAAACTTTGAATATAAAACTAAAGATGAATTGATAACATCTAATCCAGAATTAACAGATGTAGCAGATTCAGCTGTTAAAGATGTACCTGGAGTACAACTAGGTGTAGTCGCTCAAGAATTACAAGAAGTACTACCCGAATGTGTTCAAGAAGAAAGTACAGGAGTTTTAGCTGTCGTACCTACAGAACTAAAATGGTATATGGTTAACGCTATAAAAGAATTAGCTACACAGGTAAAGGAACTATCCGCAAAAGTCGAAGCCCTCGAAAAGGGTTAAACTTTATTCATTACTTTTTTTTAATCATGGCT